CCTCATCGATTATCGATCCGGAAAGTATCTGTTGCTTCACCTTTTCGATATTCTCTTCCATGATCGCTTTGAATCTTATCCAACCCGGATGGACCAGCAAACTTTTGAAGTCTGCCATGGCTTCTTCTTTCAACTGTGGTGTAGAAAAGTCTAATAGTCTGTTCATCTTTGTCCGCTAGTCATGCTAGGAGTGATAGGTCTCATGGGTTGAGCCTTTATTCCGGGCATCATTTCCTTCTGCTGTCCTTCAGAATTCATATCAGTTTGTGTCTGATCTACCGGGAATAGCTCAGGTCTGGTTTTCTTGATACTTAAAGCCTCTATGTGAGTTTTGATATGGGCCTTTGAAGCATCTGTCTCTTTTGCCATAGCGTGAATCTCCAAGTGAACCATATGGTCATCTTCCGGTAACACCGGTGCCGTCTTGTCCTGATTCAATAAATCATTCTGCTGTTCGGCAATACGCTCATCTACCGTTGGAGGGAATAACCGGTCAATCTTGTCCTTAGTCATACCACTCACTCTTGCCCAATCCTTCCAAATATACCTGCGATTGGCTGTCGGTTCTGATAAGGCGAGAGTGTAGAAGGGAGTAAGTAACTGCCGGTCCTCTAAATCCTTGGCTCTACTGACTACCGTTGATTCGATATATACATCCGGATCTAGTCTACAAATGATCTCCGACTTGGTGAGTGGTCTCCACTTAGCACCGAAAGCACCCACAACTCTGACCACCTTCTCATCAATTTCATCATCGAAATTATCCTTGTACATATTGTACCAATGGATTCCCCAAAATCTTTTCTCGGACCAACCAAATACCTTGGCTGATAGAGAGAATCTCGTATCAACATTACTTGAAATTAGGTTTGTTTCTCCAAGAGGTCTATCCTGCTCCGATTGAATACCCATCTTGATATCCGGTACTGCGGCGGCTTTCTGAGCTGATATATCAATGGATTCATAGATGAATTGAAGTAGTGCCAGATTAGGATTAGCCTTATTGAGAGGTGAGATTGAGTTGCTTACCGATTCTCCGGGCTTAGCGTCTATGCCTACAAACTTGTTGAAGTCAAAATCAAGGTCCGATTTATTGTTGATCTTGTTGGTGTCGTAGATGTACATGGGTTCTAGGTCGGCTTTCATGGCTCTCATGCCCAAGTTCTGTGCTACCGCTCTAGCTCTCTGCTTATCTTCAGTAAGATCCGGAATGGAGGTACCATCCCAATCATTACTGTTTTGGTATAAGGCTCTATCAAGAATAGGCCAGTAATCTCTCTTCAGGACCTTGAGACCGACCACCTTAGTTCTCTCATTGGCAAGCCATATCTTAATCTTCTTCACCTCATCACCTACCTTGGCATGGGTGAACCATTCTGTTACTGCGTATTCGGCATTTACACCCAAGTTGGCTTCACTATCCTTGTTGGTACTCTGATTGTTCTGTGCGTTGTCTCTGGCGGTTCTGGCATCTTCCAGTAAAGAATAGGTACTCGATCCATATTTAATCTCGTCAAACTTCAGGTCCTTGATGAATGATGGGTGTTTCTTCATCTCATCCTCACTAATCTTTATCTCTCTGCCTCCAAACCTCATAGCACCCTTACCGGAACGGTCTCCATTGACTGATTTAGCCGCCGGATCTCTCAACCATGAAGTGAAATCAATGTTCTCCGGTAATGGAATGAAGATGTTATTGTCAGGATCCCTGATAAACTCTTCCATGAGAATCAGACCACGACCACAAAATAGCGTATCCCAATCCCAATTGTAATCAACAATATCCTTCTCCATGTCATCGTAGTCAGACTTAGCCAAGGCATTTAGGTTATCTGCCGTGTCCTCATCCCCATCTTCCTTACCTCTAAAGTCCACAATGAGCCTATCGGCATATAGTGAGGCTAGAACGGTTTGAAAGATACTGAACATGGTCGTATCTCCTACCGCTCCCTTTTCCCTCTTCTGATTGTTGAGTAGCTTTAACCGGACCAGTAATTCATCCTTCTTCGGCTTCTGGTGCTTGTATGCCAGATCGTATTCGTGTTGGACCTGAGATATTACTCCTTCCAGTTCAACTCCCTTGTAATTACCCTTCGTACCATCTCCGGAGTATTCTTCCTGCTTCTCATCAGATACTTCCTTGGAATCCTTGACGATCTCCTTGTTGTAAGAACTATCTACCGTTTCTGTGAATTTTTTTTGTTTAGGCATTTACTTTAATATTTTATCTTCCTTTTCCGAATCAACCATCTGTCGAGCTTCTTCAAACTGGCCGACTATCTGCTTATCGGTATCTGACATTTCAATACCCAAAATGGTGTCTATGGTTGCGGCGGCACCGGCATAGCACATCTTGGTAACTTCGTTTATTTCTTTCTGATTCAGGACCTTGGAACCTTTCTTCGGATCCATGATGAGGTAGGAGGAATAAAGCTGGTTTGAGGCGATAACATCCCACATAAAAATATTCTTACCGATCATCCTGACATAGATGGGATAATTCTTGTAGGTCATTATCATCAGTATCCTCATCAGTCCTTTGTGATTCGGTTTATCATCCATAAAATCATTATATATCTATTCTAAATTGATGGGAGCATCCTCCTCAATAAGTTGGCTGTCTCGTATCTCTATCCGGATAAGTACGCCATTGGCCTTGTGAATCTCGAACTTTCCATAGGCATATCTCCTGAGCTTGTCCAATAGGACCGCCTCTCTCTTGCTGATGGTAACTATTATCTTTTCTTCCTTTTTATATGGTTTGAACTCCTGCTCTTTATCTATCATATGGATCGTCATTGTGCTTTGCCGTAATTGTATTTCCCTGTCCGGAATTAATTATATCCCTCTGAGATACTGCGAAGTACCGGAAAGAATCTGCTCCGTGTGAGGCCCAATCATGTTCCGGGTGAGACTTGAACACCTGATTATCGTCATCCCATTCCTTGTGATAGCTCATGAGACAGTCAATTCCCTTCTCACAAGCCGTCTTATCAAACCAACACCTGTTCAGGATGTTCCTTACCGCCTGTACGCCATCCTCCACCGGCATCATTGGAACTACCTTAAAATCTATCCCAAGGCTTTTTGCGACCTCTAGGCGGCTCTTACCGGTACCCAATTCCCTGACGCTAATATCATGAGGTGCGTAATGATCTCCATAAACATAGGGTTTCTTATTCAACTCGGAAATGTAGTAGTTTATTCCCTCTCCGGAGCCGGTCATGTAATCGATCAGGTGATATTCCCTACCTGCCACCTGATAGAACCAGATCGTCATTGAATCATCCATACCTAAATCCCATGCCGTATTCACAAAAGTGTTCATATCATATGGAACACTCGTTATTCTGCCCTCTCTATCGGCATCCAGCATTTGATTACCGAAGTAAGAACCCTGAATCGGTACTTCAAATGAACACATATACTCCTGCTCGTATAAAGCACCTGATGGATCCTTCCTGAGTATCTCTTCTCGCTCCTGTGCCAGTACATCCCAAGGAATAGCCTTGGTATCTTCTACCGTTGAGACAAGTGAATACCATTGATCCGGAAAGGCTCTGGCAGTTTGTAGAGTGGTCCAGCCATGATTCTTTCCTCTAGGAGTGTAGATGAAAGCGGCCCAACCGCCATTCTCGGCTAGGATAGGTCGAAGATAATCCCATGCCGCCGGATTCTGAAGGGACCACTCGCTAAACACAACACCAACAGGATTGGCTCCCATGAGTGAATCAATATGGTCTGAGCCTATCAACTGAAAGATCGAGTTGTTCTTTGTCTCAATCAACATTTCCCCATTGTCGGTGCGCCGTCTTAACTCCTTGGGGAAGTGATCGGTAAATTTGAATCCACTCCGGTCCATTCCGTTCCAGATAACCTTCTTGGCCTGTTTGTAGGTCGGGAACACATAGTAATAGGCACCTACCCTCTCATACATGGACTTTGCCACAAAGTTAATCATGGTCTTGTCCTTACCGGAACGCCTATGTGCTACCCACACCGCTCTCTTGAATCCATTATCTAAAGCCTCAACTACCGGTAATTGGTAATCTCTTGGTTCGAACTGATAAGGTAGGGTGATCTCACTCCTTTTTGGCTCCATATTTGACTACATTGACGGTGGTAATAGTCCCCTCTATCTCCTGCTTCTCTGCGGCATAGTGTCCTTTTATCTTGTATCCCTTGTCCAAGGCACGATCTCTTGCCATGTTGTCCGGTCTCCAAAAATATACTAGAACTGTTGGTTCTCCCTTGGTTCTGAGTATCTTTCTAACCTTGAATCCTTTTGTAGCCTCCACCATCTTCTCGATCTCTTCATCGCTCAACTTGGCATCCATCCGGTAACTGTCCAGTTCCACCGCACCCAATAGCTGTTCATGCCTTTCAGTCAATAGAGAATCCGGTATGAGCTTGTCAAATAGTTCCCTGAAGCCTTTGCTCTCGGTTAGTCTTTTTGGTTTAAGTGATGATTCCTCAGAAAATCCTGCCGCTCTCATGATCTTACCCATCGTGATATTCTTTTGTCCCTTGCTTTTTCGGACTATTTCGGACAGTTTTTGTACTGCTATTTGTTGTCGTATCGTAGCCATTTTTGTTTCGGTTGTTCCGATAACTAATATATTTTAAGTATAGACTATGCTATGTTTCTATGAATCGGGTGTGTTTCCGGTTCTT